TTCCCTGTGAGCATTTTTAAATTGTTGCTCTGGAGTTTCCTTAATTCTTTTTCCTTTGGGCATCTATTCGATTTTTTAAATTACTAAGGGCATCTACTCTTCCACCAGCATGTGCATATTTAGTCGCATCATTCTTAGGATCTGAAACATCATTTACTGCATCCAGAAGTAAATTATCAATGATGGTATCTAGTGCTTGCCAGATCTTAGCATCATCACCCTGCTCTAGAAATACTCTACGCACCTCTTCTGAGGACATAGGTACTGGGTACTTAACCAGTTTAGCTTTTCTTGATCCAAACATTAGTATCCTTGTCCCATAACTGGTTTAACCCCTACCCTACCTATTTGTGCGTTTTGTTGTTGCTGAATACCAAACTGCAAGAACTTCATTCTATTGTCTGCTAGTTGCTTAACCAATGGTTTCTCCTGCATCTTCTTTTGTAGTTCTTGTGAAGTCTGCAAAATCTGCTGGGCAGTTTGTTGTCTTAGCTCAAAGTTAATTCCTTCTTTTGGAAGTGGCTCAATCTCATTGATGATCTTAACCCAACTATTCTGTTCATCATCAATCTCTTTTTGTTGAGCAGTTTGCTTATCCATTACCACCTGTTTTGCCAACATTGGATCAATAGACTCTGCAATGATTTCCAGTAACTTGTTTCTGTCTAATGCACCAGTCACATCAAACTGGGTCAACTTGGTTACCGCATCCAGTTTCTTCTCCATGAACTCTGGGTTCAAAGTGTCTACAGAAAAACGCAAAGATAGGTCATATCTACCTTCTATATCTTCTTGATTCATCTGGATCTCTTCAACAGGGCCACCTGTGATTCTGGCAACAAATTCTGGTGGAAGATATTGCTGGCAGAGACTAAGTGCTTGCCCTAATGCTTCCCTCCATGAGTCCAGCCAGCGATTCACAACGCATTGCTGATACATCTGTCTGGACTCTGGTTTCATTGGATCTCCAAAATATTTGACTGCATCCATTTCAGCGGCCTGTTCTGCCTCGATGGATCCTTGTGAGATCTGTGGTGGATTCAACCAAGATATATCATCTGGTCTAGAAATAGTAAGTTGGCTTGCAGGTGCTACCAATAAGTTTAGTCCTCCTCTACGAGCATTAACCAAGAGTGGTGGAATAACGCTTATTTGACTAGCATCATTTCTTAAATCTCTTTGTACTTTTGCCTCATACTGATTTGTGGCAACAAGTTCTGGTATACCTCTGGAATCAAATATAGACCTACTTAGTCTTTCCCTACTAAACAGGACAAATGGCATCTGATTATGACCATATTCTAGAATCTCATGCTTGCCATATAAGTCTGGCACATGACCAGAGAATGCAGTGCAGTAAATTGCTGGCACATTAGTGTCTTCATCGTAGTGCCTTTGGTATGCATAAAATATCTCGTATAGGTCATTAAAGTCACCTTCTACACCCTTACCAGTGACATTTACACCTATCTGGATAGGACTTCGGTAATCATATTCTGCGACTCCAGATTGACCTTCTGTTTTCTCCAGAACTGCATCCACAAAGTCTGGATCGAATCCTTCTGTGTTTATTTTTTCTCGTAGCTCAGTTTCACTTAACCACTCTCTTCGCATGATGACTCTTGCACGATCTAGCTCAGTGCAATTTGCATCTATAAAAACATCATCATAAAGTCTGTGGGCAACAAACCTTGGTCTGTTCTCATGGATTGCTGGTGTAGGCAATTTTGTCTGTCCAGTTTCACGAAATTCTTTAAGACCTTTTTTTAGTACCTTTTCTGATACTCCCACAAACACCTGTGCCATAATCGCCAGTGCTTGCTCTTCCATATCTGGATCCTGCAACACTCCAAGGATTTGCTCAACTGCCTGTTGATCGCCACCCTGCTCAGTCACCATCTGTACGACATCTTGGACATTTAAATCCTTCATCCGCATGATAGTTTCCTGTTGCCAATAAACTCCAAGAATACCAATGGCTGGAGATCCAGAATATAATTCTTGGGCAAGGATCTCTACCTCCCTACGCAATTCTGGTAACATTCTTTGCTCTACGAAATAGGCAAGCGTATCTCTCCAGTATGATGCTTTCTTCTGGTCAGATGTCTCTAAACCTGTGACAGACAAATTAGATCGAAAGAATGCCTCTAGAGACAATTGTACATGCTCATTGATGATTCTATCTGCTAGACGATACTGGACATCAGAAGCACCTTCCCAAGGCACTGGTCTGTATCCTAGTTGATCCTCATGCTTTCTTCCAGAGTCTGATTGCCCTTCCCATCGTGCATAACGCACATCATCGTAATCATCTCTTCTTCGTAAATTCCTACCTGCATCTTCAAGGATATCAGCAAGTTCTGCTTGGAGATCTGCAACATCTGGCTCAGTTGTTGCCTTGTTTTTTTCGGAATCGTATTGTTTCCTCATGCCACTTCCTTGAGAAAAGTTTTTTCCAGTTCTTCTTTAACAAAGAACGCTCTTGCTTTTTCTCGGAAATAACGAGGCTTAATTACACCTTCTGTAATGAGGTTCGCTAATTCTTCCTTGGTTAAACCTAACCAAGTTAAAACTTCCCCTCTTCTTAGTAATGCCTTTTTAGGACTATTTCCACCAAACATTTAGGAAATAACCCTTTGAAAAGACCTTCGTCAACTCTTTTTCTTTATCTCTTTACGAACCCACATATCTAGTATTTGTCCAGTAGGTGTAGATTGCTCTTCAAACCAGTCTTTGGTTTCTGGTGCAACTTTAGTATTGAGGTTTACCCTTCTAAGTTCTGTGGGCAATTTAGGTCTGCCATGCTGGTTGTCACGCTTTCCACCCCAACCTAACTTGGCTTTATCTTGTTCAGTCATGGTGATCATTATGAATCTTGCATTTCGATATGCAAACAAGAAATTATCTGGTTCTTAGAATCGATAAAAGCAAGGGATCCACGATCCAACTCAGTGCATAATTCCAGAACACAAGGATCTTGAAGACCTAACTCTGTAGGCACATCCAAGATCTCGCAGACCCTATTGAGTATCTGTATCTGTAGTTCTGTCATTAGTCTTTTCTATTAATTGATTTAGTTCTGGTAAGGTCATATCCAAAAAGGATTTATTCCTTTGGTCACTTTCCCAATTGCGAATAAAAGATTCCTGTTTAGCAAAATCCTCTTCTTCTTCTGGTGAGTTTGGTAAATGTGGATAATCCATCATAGCAACATGTCTAGGATGACTGCAAGCCAACCAATTGATAATAAAATGATTGCTGGGTTCATTAGTCTATCCATCTTGCGTCTCCTTGAAGTAGAACTGCATTGCCTTTGATTCCATATGGATATGTCAAATTAGACATATGACTAGCAATGTAAGTTGCATACTCATTGAGTGGTAAACCTTTAACGAGTCCCTCTTCGTTAACCAATAGTTGGTCTCCACTGGTAAGTTCAATGAGTTCTACGAGTCCTCCAACTAATTTTTGAGTCTTTTCGAGACTGGGTTTCTCGTCTTCAATTGTAGTGAATTTTGGTGGGTATTTTTCTAGTTCCATAATTTTATTATTTGATTTTGGCATTTCGTTTTGCGTGAAGCAAGTATTAAAAGTAAATTAGAATGGTAAAAGATTAGACCACTTGTTGTTGCTAAATTTTTTGTAGTCCAAATATATTCTCTTCAATTGACTACGCTCTTTTAAAAGTGACTTTCGTTCATCTCGCTCAAACTCACACTGGGCATCGTAACTATCTGGATTATTAATGTGACCATCTTCAAAATAAGTTGTTAGGCAATATTCCACTTCTTCGACTAACTCCTCGATAGTGTAATCACTTACCTCTTTTTTATCTGACAAAGCGATGTTATTTATACTATCACCTAAGTAAGGATGCTTGAATGCTCTTTCCAGTAAACGCTTTTTAATGTTGTTCATAATATAGTTTTAGCATAAAGCATTGCATAAAGCAAGACTAAAATAATTAGGAATCAAAGTGCTTTCGACAAATAACCCCATTCGATGAGGTAATTCTCAAGACGATTGAATGCTGGGTTAACAATGTCAGCATTGAAGCAATAACTTTTGTCCCAATCAGACTCTATTGCTTGGTAGTAAAACAAACCTAACCACTCAATGAGGGTAAAGTCTGACAATCTAAGATCGTGATAAGAGATCTGTTCTACTCCAAGAGTAAAATCTTTATGTGTACTACTATACACATAGTGCTTAATTCTAGTATTCTTCCAAAGTTCCATACCCTTGATTCCGATTTGATCAAGGACTTTGCAAACTGCTTTAGCGGATTTAGGTGACTGATGTAAGTTTTCGATATTTATGTTGTTCATACCTACAACATACTTATCGGAATGCGAAAAGCAAGTATGATCGTAAAAATATTTTTGGCAGGTAAGCTAAATTGCTATTTACCAGTAGTTTGTGAAATAAAATATTTTATCTGTAGTAGTCTGTACAAGTCTGTACAACTCTGTACAAGTCTGTAAAAATCTCTATTGTCTTATTGTCCTATTGTCAGAGGGGTATGTTTTTTAGTGAGGTGCGCTAAATCCTGTTTGACATTAGTAACCTCTACCTTGCTGGAGGATCCCAGCATCTTCGTCCAGATAGGTAGGCCCTGCTAAACAGAAGTATCTCAGTGTATCGATAAAATCTTTTGTTGCCCCATGCTTACCATCGTTCCCTGTCCATGTAGAAAGTGCGAATCTTAGGTTTTTACAATCCTCATGGATGAACAATCTTGGTGAATTATCAATTCCTACATCTCGATCTTGGTCATAGTCCAATAAATCATTAATCATCGATACACCCTCCTCAATTCTTGCTCCCACTGATGGTTCAAAGTGTAATCCAATGTCACCCATTTCATCAATCAATGTGGTTACACCAGACTTGGTAGGTGTAGGACTAGCACCAAATCTTGAGTCCATTATCCTGCATGTGATCTCTTCACCCTCTTCCAGTTTCTCAATTTCTTGCTTATATCGCATAAAACTCCATCCAAATGGTTGTTGTGCAGGGCCTGGGTCACCATCGATCTTCTTTCCAGCAACTGCCCACTCTCCTGCCATACCAATTCCATCAATTGGATGAATTTGACTAGGCCACTCTCTGTAAACATAGCATTTGCCATCTGGAGCAACTCTAACCCAGATCATAACCCAGTTTTTTCCATGAGATGGATCCACAATGTGATAATTTGTTCCCTCTTCTGGAATTTGCTCCGCAGAAACCACATGATCGTTTCCAAATTTTGGCATCATGCCACTCTGGACTCGTGTCGGGACTCCATATGCCCTCATAAGAATTTTTGTCTTAGGATCCTGCTGGAGAGTACGCTTTAATTGCTTGTAATCGTTAAATTTATTCCATTCTGACCAAAAATATATGATTCTGGCATTATCTTTAAGTGGTTGCTGGATAATTGGCACTCTTTCACGCTTCAATAGCTCAGAATCTGCCCAATCCCACTTGACTGTACCTGCTCCCTGCAAAAATTCACGCACTGTTGGTGTGTATCCAGTCACTGGAGTGAAGGTAACAAGCAATCCTCGCCAAGGATAACCATCTGGATAGTTAGGTGCTGGCTTTTTTGCCCTTGTGGTAAGTCGAAATCGTAGAGAAATTATGAAATCTTGGGGAATTAGCTCATCGGCCCATACTAAATCCCACTCAGACCCTTCTAGAATGCCACTTTCCAGACTTTGAGAGTAATTTCTGAAGAAAATTCTGCTTCCATTAGGGGCAACACAACAAGATTCTGTAAACCCCCCCTTTTTTGAGAATGTTAAGTTGGTAACTTTACCCTTTTTTGCTTGTTTCCACTCGCTGGGAATGTTGTCCCACACATATTGTTGTTGTTGCTCAACAGATGTCGAAGCAGTCGTATGCATACATAAAACATTTGCCTCTGGGATGTCATTTATGCACTTCACCACTCTCTTCGATGCATAGGCCGACTTACCACTACGGTTCCCTCCCAAAATCAACATTTCATCACACTTGGCAAATTCTTCATCTGCCATTTTCCAATGTGGAGGCTCAATGCCATGATGAAAAGGATCCTTTATGCTCTGCTGGATTAATTCCTCTCTCTGAACAAGTAATTCATGTAATTTCTCTGCTCCCATAACCTTCGCTTGGTCTTGGGTTGGCAGATCGAAATAAGGATGTTGTGTAGGTTCCATTAATGTTCAATTTTGCAATGAGGACACATTCCATGCCCCACCTCAGAACATGCAGACGATACTCTTAGGCATTTTGATGAACAACTAGTCACTGCATATGACCAGACCATGACTATAATTAAAAGTAGCAAAATGAAACCCC